TCGCTTTCTCCGGCAGGGTTGCCGCACACTATGTCAAGAACAGCCCGTCCAACTACGGCGTTGCCGAGGGCCTTGGGCTAAATGAGGTTCCGCCGACTTCGGCGATCTACGGCCAATACACGAACGCACAGCCGACGATCCCTCTTGAGGACTTCCCCGCAGAGCAGGGCGATAAGATGTCGCCCGCTTTTGATTTCTTCGAGCGATTCCTGATCCGGCCCACGTCGTTCGTCTTGGGCAACGTCGTGGCAACGCAGCAGATTGCTGTGACGATCTACTCGGCGTACCGACGAGCTACGCACACCTGGGACTCGTTCGTCAACAACGCGGGCGCGGGCGTGGAGCTGCTGAACCAGCCCACGCTGCCCTACTCAATGGGGCCGCAGGTCACGGTCCCCAGTCTATCGCTAGAGGTTTCGGCAACGGGAGCGCCGACCGTCGATAGCACCCTGGACTTCCTGTTCAGCACGATGACGGTCAGCCCAGTCATCAGCCTGAGCCGCGTGGTCCTCTGGTCTCCTCGGCCCAATCTGCCGTATCGAGAGAACCTGACGTTCAACACGCAGATCATCAAGCACGCGGACGGGACGGAGCAGCGGATCGCGTTCCGGCCCAACCCCCGCCAGTCCTTTGAGTGGACGCACACGCTGGATGGCGGCTCAGAACGAGCAGCCTTCCACAACCTGCTCTTTGAGTGGCAGTCGCGTGTCTACGGGATCCCGATGTATCACGAGGGCACCCGCACAACGTCGGCGATCACTGCGGGCGACACGACGATCAACGTACGCTCAACCGACTATGCGGACTACCGCGAAGGTGGGCTGGCCGTGATCTATGACACGGCATCCGGCACGACGGACGTGCTGGAGGTCGAGACGAGCGGCATCACCGCGACCACGCTGACATTCACGGCTGGGAGTGTGAATGCGTACCCGGTGGGCGTTCTCGTGGCCCCGATTCGCACAGCTCGCACGCGGCCCCAGATCACCGGGAACCGTTTTCCCACAGACGCGGCCACGCTCAAGATGTCGTTCGAGGTGCTGGATAACGAGTCGAATATTGCGAGCACGTCGGCTTGGACAACGACGCACAACTCAAAGATCGTCGTGGACGACGAGAACGTGGTGTCCTCGTCGATGGCCGAGCAGTTCTTGCGTCCGATCGTCGTGCTAGACAACGATATCGGACAGGTCTTCTTTGAGTCGCCGCAAGAGAAGGGCAAGCGCGGTAGTGTCAAGACCTTCCACGCCACGTCTCCGCAGAAAGCCTGGGAGGTGCGCCAGCTCATCTACGCCTTGCGTGGGCGACAGGTGGCGTTCTACCTGCCGACCTTCGGCAAGGACTTCATCCCCACGGATCCCCTCACATCGGGATCCACGGCGCTGACCGTGGAGAACGTGGGCTATGACCTCTACGTCAATGATCGCCGACCCTACACGGTGATTCGCGTTCACTTCACCGATCCGGCAACCAACCCGCCGCTGATCCGAACCATCACGGCCAGTAGCGTGATTGACGCGGCGACCGAAAGCCTTACGGTCGATACGCCCTGGCCTGCGACATACGCCGCCAGCGACGTGGAGCGTATTGAGTACCTTGAGCTTGTTCGGCTAGACTCGGATTCGATTCGGGTCAGCCATGCAGAGGGCGACACAACTATCCGCTTCAGTTGCCCTGTGATCACAGTGTTTGACTAATGGCATACGACACATACGCAGCATCAGTCGAGGGGAACAGGCCGGTAGAGCTGTTCACGTTCGTCCAGGCTGGCGACACGTTCCGCTACACCGACCAGCCTGCGGACGTGGTGGTCTCTGGGCTGACGTACACGGCCCAGTCGATTTCCCGTGGGCGGTTGGAGGAGACTCGTGATTCTGCGACGACGAACCAGATCGACATCACGATTCCGTCCTCGAACTCGTTTGTCGCCCGCTTCAAGGAATACACGCCCGCGTCTCGGGCCTCTGTCACCATTCAACGCTACCAGCGAGAGGACGCCACCCCGGAGGTCATTACCATCTTTGAGGGGTATGTGGCCTCTGTCCGATACACCGAGGAAGGGCGGGTTGGTGTTGCGCGGTGTATTCCGGTGATCCAGGCGCAGTCGCGACCCATTCCCCGGCAAAGCTACCAGAACTCCTGCAACCACGTTCTCGGGGACTCGCTGTGCAAGGTCGATCTGACGGACTCTCGCTGGCGTTTGTCGGCCACTGTGACGGCGTTCGATAGCAACACGAACAAGGCGACTGTCACGGGCGCATCTACGTTTGGTGCGGACTGGTGGGTGGGCGGTGTCGTGGAGCTGGGCGGTGGCGCGGACCACCGACTGATTCTTGCTCAGGACGGCAACGACGTGACGCTGTTGCTGCCTTTCCCTGAGAGCATCGTGGGCTCGACGGTAGTGCTACTGGCGGGCTGCGACCACAGCATCACGACCTGTGACACCAAGTTCAACACACCTGCGGACACTCTCAGCAACGTCATCAACTACGGCGGCTTCCCGTTCGTTCCGAATAAAAATCCGTTCCAGACAGGTCTGTAATGAAGGTACGGACAAATCGCCATCTGAAAGCAGATCCCCGTAGGGCGGGTTTCTGGGAGGTATTTCTGATCTATCTTGTGATCACGCTTGCCATCGAGCTGCTGCGCCCCAAGCCCAAGTTTGAGGACGCGAAGGCCGCTGGTCTGGATGAGTTCAGGTTTCCGACTGCGACGGAGGGGCGCAGCATTCCGCTGGTGTGGGGCACCGTCAAGATCAAAGGCCCCAACGTCGTATGGTATGGGGACCTTGCACAGATCCCCATCAAGAAGAAGGTGAAGACGGGTCTGTTCTCAGAAGAGACCGTAATCACCGCGTACAACTACTACGTTGGTATCCAGTACGCCATCTGCCGTGGCCCCGGTGTCTCGCTTCTTCGTGCGTGGGTGGGCGATGATGAGGTGTACGACACGGCAACCGCGCACCTGGGCGCGTTTCTGATAAATGAGCCCAATCTGTTTGGGGGCAACGAACTCGGCAACGGGGGCTTTGTCGGCGGCTTTCAGTTCTTTGCTGGTGAAGACAACCAGCCGCCGTCTGGCTACCTTGGTATAAACGGTGTGGCTAGTGTGGGCATCAACGCTGGGGGAGAGGGTTACTCGGTAGGCGATGTGCTGACGTTTGTGGGCGGCACATCAACGGCTGGTGCATCGGTGGTGGTTACAAAAACAGGCACGGTCCAGATATACGACCCTGGAACGGACACTTACTCGACCACCACTGGTGTTGTCACTGGTATTCAGTTGCTCAACCCTGGCAACTACAGCGTCTTCCCGTCCAGCCCTGTTTCGCCGACAGGTGGTGGCGGAACAGGAGCGAGCATCAAGTTCACGACGGGGAGCGGCCCGCAACTCGTCGGCAGCAACAACCGCACGCCTGCGTACTGCGGAACGTGCTATGTCGTGGGCCGTGCTTATGTGGGCAACTCGACCTCGATCAAGCCGGTTGCATGGGAGGTTCGTCGGCTCCCCAACGGCCTCGGCCTCTCTACTGCGGAGGCCGAGCTGAACGGGGGCAACGACGCCAACCCCATGAACATCATCTATGAGATCCTGACAGACACCACATTCGGACTGGGCATCCCTGCGGCCAACATCGACACGACCAGCTTCACATCGGCTGCGGCAACGCTTGCGACTGAGAACAACGGGGTGTCGATGTCTCAAGACGCCAAGAAGCAGGCGTTTGAGATCCTGAACTTGATGCAGGAGCAGATCGACGGAGTTCTGTATTACGACTACAGCGACAACAAATACAAGATCAAGCTCGTCCGGGACGACTACACGCCGAGCGCGATTGCCGAGATCAACGAAAGCAACTCTACGCTGATCGACTTCGACCGTGGTTCGTGGGAGGGCACTACGAACTTTGTCGATGCGAAATACACCAGCCGTGGCAAGGAGTACCAAGACACGTCGGCTGTTGCCCAGGACTCCGCGAACATCCGTATTCAGGACAACGTGGTGATCTCGGCCTCGCGTGTGTATCCTGGCTGCAAGGACGACAATCTTGCCAGTGTCTTGGCGTGGCGCGATCTTCGCGTCTTGAGCTATCCCTTGGCACGGGCCACGGTTCGCGTTGACCAGGAGTTCTGGGACACCAAGCCGGGAGAGCCGCTGGCGCTGACAAGCGCAGCTCTGGGCATCACGCGCCTTCCGATGCGGGTGATCAGGATCGACTACGGCGACCCGACAGACAACGAGATCAAGCTGTCGCTCGTGCAGGATGTCTTCTACTTTGCGGCTGGGTCTTTTGCCCCGCCCGGCGACACGGGATGGGATCCGCCGTCCGACACGCTGGTTGCATTCCCTACCGACCAGCAGCTTGCGTTCGAGCAGCCAAGAGCCTTGGCCTACCGCGACCCGGACGCTGCAACATCGACCGACAACCGTGTCTACACGACGGCGCGTACGCAGGGTGCGGAGCTGACCTACAAGATCCACTCGAAGCTACAGTCCGCGTCTGACTATGTAGAGGTGGCCGAGAGCTTCGGCTTCATGCGGATTGGAGAGCTGACCACGGCACTGGATACGACGGGCGCAACGCCGGTTGCCGCTATGGGCATCACGGCCACACCGGACGCCCAGCAGGCGATCCGTGAGCTGTTTGACAGCAACCCGACAACGACCGTCCTCGGCACCGATCTGGTTGGGCTGGTGCTGATTGGCAACGAGCTGATGCTCGTGCAGAATGCCGCAAACTCGGGCTTCAATGTCACGTTCGCGAATGTCTACCGAGGCGTGCTTGACACCACGCGGGAGGCCCATGCCGCAGGCGCGGACGTGTATTGCCTCGCGGGCGGTGGCCTTGGCGTCGGCCCCTACGGCGAGACCGATGCGCTCGACATCAAGCTCCAGCCCAGATCGGGTCTCGCCACGCTCGACCTGACGCTCGCCACGGCGATCTCGTTCACGCTGGACAAGCGTGCGCGTCGTCCCTACCCCGTGGGCGAACTGAGCCTGGACAGCTCCGCGTGGGCCAGCACGGTCTCCCTGGAGGCCCTGGGCGGCGCTGAGGAGGCCACGGGCTTCGATGTGTCTTGGCTGCGCCGGGACTACAGGACCGCTGACGGTGGCAACGAAATCACCGCTCTGGGCACCGACGCTGCCAGCCTGTTTTCCGACTTCCCCACGGCCAATAGCACGGAGTACGAAGTCCAGATTTGGAACGACCCAGACGGAACGCCCGTACAGCTCTTGACGTTCAGCAGTCTTTCAAGCACGTCCCAAAACGCGCTACGTCTTTCCATTCTGAAGGAGACGGATGGCGCTCTCCCTACTCGGATGCGGGTTGTGATCCAAACGAGCCACACCGACGATTCGGAAGTGCTCACGTCGCGGTATAATGCCCAGCACGACTTTGACGTGACATCTGCCCTGACCGGGTACTTTGAGTTTACGGCGTTGGACACAAACGACGTATCAGCCGCATACACCGCCGACGCCGCAGGCACCCATTCGTTCTTGCTTTCTAGCTCGTTCACCGCAGGCGACGTGGAGCAGCGCGTGAACGGGGGTGCCTGGACGACGCTTATCTCGGCGGGCAACACGTCAGGGTCTATTGCCGGTGTCGCTGTCTCAGACACGATTGAGGTGCGGCACACTTCGACAGACGTCAGTGCGCTCAAGCAACTGACCATGACCGCACCGGGGGCCGGAACAGACGGGTTCGCCGTCCTATTCACCTGACCATGACTGAACGGGACGAGATCAAGCGTATCGTCATCGACGCCCTTTCCGAGCAGAGTGTTCTGTCTCGCAACGATGTGACCGATGTGGTGCGGGAGGCGGTCCACGAGACGCTGCTCACGCTGGGCGTGGATGCGGGCCAGCCGCTCGATGTCCAGCAAGATATGCACTTCGTCCGCGAGCTGCGCGTGGCCTCTGAGCGGCTTCAGAGCCGTGGACTGCTGGCGCTCGTCGGTGTCGTGATCGCGGGGCTCGCGGGAGCCCTGTGGGTCGGGATCAAGGCCGCGATTACTTCATAATCAGGTGGCCTGGACCGCCATGAGGGGGTAGCATGGCGCAGGGCTACCGGCCCGGATCTCTCTGGGGTCCGGGTTTTTCTACCCTCGATTTCTGACAGCGTGAAGTTCAAGACCACCCCCTACGCGCACCAGCTCGACGAGTACCACCACTCCCGCGACCTAGCGGCCCGTGGGCTGTTCTGGGAGATGGGATGCGGCAAGACCAAGCCGTGCATCGACACCGCCGCGCATCTCTACCAAGAGGGTGCCATTCGCGGGCTCCTCGTCCTCGCCCCTAACGGGGTCCACCGAAACTGGGTGGTGGACGAACTACCCACCCATATGCCCGACGAGGTGCAGGACCAGATGCGTGTCATGCACTGGATGACCTCGAAGGCGGGCAACAAGGCCCACGCCGACGAGGCCGCAGCCGTGCTTGCCCATAGGGGGCTATCTGTCGTCTGTATGTCCTACAACGGCATAATGACGGACAAGGGCGCGAAGTTCATCAGGCGGTTCGTTGAGGACCGTCAGTGTATGGGCGTGCTCGACGAATCGCCCTACATCAAGTCGCCGGGGGCCAAGCGCACGAAGCGCATCATGGCCCTGGCGAAGTACCTGCCCTACCGCCGGATCCTGACCGGCACGGTCGTCGATGACAAGCCGTTCGATGTCTACACCCAGATCAAGTGGCTGGACGAGAAAGCCTGGAACAGCGTCGGCTGCGGCGACTACTCGGCGTTCAAGGCCACGTTCGGCGTCTGGCAGACGCGCCAACTGGGCAACGGCAGGCAGTTCCCCGAGCTGGTCCGCTTCCGCAACCTTCCGATGCTGAACGAGGTGGTGGCACGGTATGGATCGAGGCTCCTGAAAGAAAATGTCTTGGATTTGCCTCCGAAGCTCTACTCGAAACGCTACTTTGAGATGACCCCCGCCCAGTGGCGGGCCTACACCGAGCTTCGCGACGAGATGCTGACCTGGATCGACGGGCAGCCGATCACCGCCGCGCTCGCGATCACCATGCGCCTTCGCCTGCAACAAGTCACGTCGGGCTACCTGCCCACCGAGGACCCGGACACGGACGAGCAGCAGCTCGTGCCGCTGGGCGACAAGAACCCTCGGATCGACGCGCTCTTGAACGTGCTGGACGAGGCAGACGGCCAGCAAGTGATCGTCTGGGCAAAGTACCGATACGACATTGACCACATCCTCGCGGCACTGCATGATGCCAAGGTGGACGCTGTACGCTACGACGGTCAATGCACGGAGGCCGAGGCCGGTGAGGCCGTCGATGCCTTCAAGAGAGGGGAGGCTCGCGTCTTCGTTGCCAACCCTGCCAAGGGAGCAGAGGGCATCACGCTCACCTGTGCGAAGACGGTTGTTTACTTCAACAACAGCTACAAGCTGTCGAAGCGCCTCCAATCCGAGGACCGCGCCCACCGCATTGGGCAGGAACATCCTGTCCAGATCATCGACCTCTGTGCCCAGGACACGGTGGACGAGCAGATCATCGACGCGCTACGCAACAAATACGAGATGGCAGCTACCGTCCAGGGCGATGAGCTGCGAAACTGGATCTGACATGGTTCACGACTACTCTGACTACAGCGACGGGCCGACCGTTGACCAGCTTGGCAAGATCACCGATGCGGTGGATGCCTACCTCGACGCCCAAGTGGACGCTGCGAAGGCCGAGGCCGAATACAAGGAGCGCATGAAGCGCGTTCGGCACTACGAGGAGCACCTGATCCCCGAGGCCATGCGCGAGGCCGGGATGGCCGAGTTCACCACCACGTCGGGCTACAAGGTCAAGATCAAGTCCGACGTGCGGGCTTCGATCCCCAAAGCCCGCGAGAGCGAGGCGTTCCGCTGGCTGGAGGGCAACGGCCAAGGCGGCCTGATCAAGCGCACGGTCGAGGTTGCCTTCGCGATGGGCGAGGACGACAAGGCCCAGCAGCTCATGGAGGAGCTGCAAGCACAAGACATGAGCGTGGGCGCTCGCCGGAAGGTAGAGTCCAGCTCCCTGCGGGCGCTGCTGCGGCGGCTGCTCGCCGACCCGGCGAATCGGGTTCCGATGGACATCTTCGGCGCGTCTACCTACGACAAGGCCGAGGTGAAGTCACCGAAGAAGTGACGCGGCTCACCGCACCGCCAGCCGTAAAAGTGGGCGCTGCATAACCTAGATTTTGACATGACTACGAGAAACGAATCTTCGACCAAGGCGGTCGCCACCACCTCCTCCACTGGCGCTATGGCGCTGCCCTTCGACTTTGGCGCGATGGCGGGGGAGGGCATGGAGAACATGACCGCAGCCGATCAGGCTGTGCCGTTCATTCGCATCCTTCAGGCGCTCTCCCCGGAGGTCGCGAAGAAGGACTCCAAGATCCCCGGCGCGGAGCCGGGCCTCCTGCTCGACACCGTGACCCGCGAGCTGCACGAGGACATCGTGATCGTGCCGTGCATCACCGAGCACCTGTACGTCGAGTGGCGTCCCCGCAGCCAAGGCGGC